CCAGCGCCTGCCCGGTTCGCAGCCGGGCGTGAATGAAACCACCCTGAATGCCATTGCGTATGCACAGGCGGGGCTGTCAGCACAGGAGCATGAACATCTGGCCTGGATCTCCCGGCAGATAATTCCGACAGAAGCTGATGAAGCCGAACTCCTGAAACACTGCGCATTCTGGGGTGTCATCCGTAAACCGGCTTCCCGCGCTGACGGACCGGTACAACTGATGCTGACCACGGATGCAGGGATCACGGAAGGCGTACTCCTTCAGCGAAGCGATGGTGTTGTGTACCGCATCACTGGCTCTGCGACCGGAAAAGCCGGAACACTGAATGTTAATGTGGAGGCGGAAAGTGCGGGGCGCGCCGGAAATACCCCGACCGGAACCCGCCTGTCCTTTATCACACCACAGGCGGGCATCAACCAGACAGCCACGGTCACCGGCACGGGACTCACCGGTGGTGCGGATGTGGAAACGGTGCCGGAGTTGCTGTCCAGGCTGGTATTCCGGGTACAGAACCCGCCATCAGGGGGAACACAGTATGATTTTGAACGCTGGGCACGGGAAGTACCTGGCGTGACGCGGGCATGGTGTAAGCCTGAATGGCCTGAGGCTGGTAGTGTTGGTGTGACTTTTGTTCAGGATAATAACCCTGACATTTTCCCCGGGGAAGGTGATGTGAAGCGGGTGGCGGATTATATCCGCAGTCATGATGATCCGGCGACGGGCCAGCCCGTTGGTCAGCCACTTGGGCCGACAATCAGCGTGTTTAAGCTGACCAATAAGCCGGTGGTGTTTGAGATAAGGATTGTACCCAAAACGCCGGAAAATCAGGCTGCCGTAAAACAGGCATTAACGGACCTGCTTTATAACGAATCGCGGCCGGGTGGACTTGTATTGCCTTCATCATTCTGGCGGGCTGTTGCAGGGGTGAAAGGACTGGAGGATTTTGAAGTTCGCAGCCCGCTGAAGTCCGTGATGGCCGGAGATACAGAGTTGCTGACCGTGGGGGAAATCACATGGCTGTAACCCTGACCCCGCATCAGCGCGCCCTGTTGCAGTTGCTGCCTGACGGGCTGGTATGGGATAAGCGGCCGTCATCCGTTCTTGCGGCTTTGTGCCTGGGCCTCAGTCATTCCACGGAGCGTGTTTCCTGGACCGGCAACCAGATGCTGGCAGAACGTTTTCCTGATTCATCCCGTCTGCTGCTGGAAGACTGGGAGCGTTATCTGGGGTTACCGGAATGTGATATGACCGGCGCAACCATTCAGGAGCGTCAGCGTTATGCCGGGAATAAATACCGGATGAAACCCTCTCTTAACCGTGAATTTTATATCCGGTTTGCGGCAGAGTTTGGTTATGAAATAGATATCCAGCCATCACCGGAATCACAATGGATCAGTATTGTGACAGTGAAGACAGCGGTTGGATACCGTCACATGAATGTACTGGACGATATTCTTACGCCACTGCGAATTTATGATGCAAGTGCGCTGGAGTGCATTTTAAACCGTTATAAGCCAGCCTGGCAGACGTTTTTATATCTGTACGAAAACAGTCATGAGGAGACGGAGTGATGTATTTTGTCGACAACAATTCAGGTGTGACCGATATGCCACCACTGGCCCCCTCACAGGGCACGCAGGTTAAATGGTTTACTGAAGGTGACGGACGCAAAGGGATCAGCCATATAGGTCAGGACTGGCTGAACATCGTGCAGGCAGAGCTGCTTGCCATTCTGACAGAAGGACAGGTTCAGCCGGATAAGGCAAAACTGAACCAGCTGGTGATAGCCATTAAGGCAATCATTGCAGCAAACGCATACAGCCGGAAAAACAACCTTAAGGAGATTGCGGATGCAGGTGCAGAAGCACAGGCTGCTGCCCGCCGTCATCTTGGGCTTGGAGGATTATCAGGAAAAGACAGCCTGGCTGCTAATGATGTGGGAGCACTGGAGAAATCCATGAATTTTGGCGATGTACCGGATAAAACCTCGGCCCGCCAGAATCTGGATGTTTACAGCAAGAGCGAAGGTGATAACCGTTATCTGCGCAAGGATCAGAATGGCGCGGATATCGCGGACAAAGGAACCTTTATCGATAACGTCGGTTTACGGGAAACGGTAAATAAGGCGGCGAATGCCCTGCCATCGGACGGCACCGCTGCGGCAGCGAATAAACTCGCCACCCCAAGAAATATTAATGGTGTTCCTTTCGACGGGACGCAGGATATCAGCATTACTTCAGGGATGACGGAATCAACAGCCAATCAGCGTTATGTTACAGGGGTAAGACTGGGAGCGCAGGCATTAAGCGGCGGACTGGAATATAATTACTCCCTGTCATCAGGAAATGTGATTACCGGTTTTAAGACTGACGGAGACTGGGAAATGCGTAGTGGTGATGACCGTGTTTATTACAGACAGATACAATATTGTATTAATGGGAATTGGGTATCCGCTGCAAGTATTTAATTAACGGCTCATGGCGTACGGCAGGCAGCGCCTGATATATGTGTTATCTCAGACAATCCCTGTCCGTATATAGCGATAGTATTATTCCTGTTTTTATCATTGATTCACATGGTGATGTTTATGCAACTGATTAATGTTAAACGATATTACCCGGAAAACACCCTCTATGGTAATGATGTACAGTATTTTCAGAGTGAAGATGGTAAGGATTTCTACGAGTCCCTGCCATTATTCACCAAAAAATATAAACTTTGTATAACACCTGACAGCGGCATTATCTGCTCAATATCACAGGACGCTTCGGCGCTGTATCCTGCGGGGTTCTCTGTGGTTGAAGTCGACGAACTCCCTGAAGGTGCTGATATTTCGGGTAACTGGAAGTTTGATAATGGCGTGATCTCCCGTATTCCGGTTAACTACGCAAGAAAACTGGAAGCAATGCGCCAGTTATATCTTAATCAGGCATATGAAAAAATTAATGACTGGAGAACAGAATTACAGCTGGGCACCATCAGTGATGAAGACAGAGCCGCACTTACCCGATGGATGGCATACATCAGTCAGGTGAAAAAAATGGAACCATCCGCCATTAAAACTGAAGCTGAATTTGATGCCATTAAATGGCCCGAACAGCCTGAATAACTTAAAGGGTGCTTATCGCACCCTTTTTCTTTCATCAGACAGATGAAACTGTACGCCATGCATTACTGATATATATCTGCACAGGACGGAAATAAACCCCGCCAATGTTATCGGCAGAGTTTTTTCCTGTTTCCTGCACGTTAATACCGGAAAGCATACAACCGGAAGGCGCACTGTAATTCCATGACATTTCATTGCCTCCGGGTGAATGATAGCTCTGTGCTCCAAGCTGAACGTTCTGTACATACCGGTCATCTGCGGTTGACTGCGTCATCCCTGAAGTAATGCTGATATCCTGCGTCCCGTCGAAAGGAACACCATTAATATTTCTTGGGGTGGCGAGTTTATTCGCTGCCGCAGCGGTGCCGTCCGATGGCAGGGCATTCGCCGCCTTATTTACCGTTTCCCGTAAACCGAGGTTTCAGGGATGCCGTATATCTGCTTTAAAAGGCCTTTCCACCTCTTTTTAAGGAAGGTAAATACATGCTGATTGGCTATATACGCGTATCAACAAATGACCAGAACACAGGTTTACAAAGAAATGCGCTGGAATGTGCAGGATGTGAGCAGATTTTTGAAGATAAAATGAGCGGAAAAACAACACAGCGGCCGGGACTGAAGCGGGCACTGAAGAAACTAAAACCCGGTGACACGCTGATGGTCTGGAAACTGGACAGGCTGGGGCGCAGTATGCGCCACCTTGTTGCGCTGACAGATGAATTACAGCAACAGGGGATAAATTTTCGTAGTCTTACTGACAGCATTGATACGTCAACCCCCATGGGGCGCTTCTTTTTTCACATAATGGGTGCGCTGGCAGAAATGGAGCGTGAATTGATTGTCGAACGGACACGGGCTGGTCTTGCAGCTGCCCGTGAAAGGGGACGAACCGGCGGCAGACCCCGTCGTCTCACGCAGGAACAATACGAGCAGGTCGGGCGTTTACTGGCCGGGGGTGTCAGCCGAAGACAGGCGGCACTTATTTTTGATATCGGCCTTTCAACCCTTTATCGTTATTTTCCTGCGAGCGTTTCGGAAAAATAAGACGCTCCCTTTGTTGGGCCTTTACTGAATTAACGCAAAATGGCGTTTATCGGTCTGTGGATATGATAATTCTGTTTATTCAGGAACAGGATGAATATTATGACGTCCAAATGGGTTCAACTATCATCAATGCCCGGAAACTTTACCGTTAAAGTTTCCGGTGGTACAGCGGCATTTCTTGAGGCTCCCTTTCCTCCGGCTGAAACGAAAGGAGGTATGACATTTGCTGACTGTCTCATCAGTTTTAATACACGGGATTGCCTGTGGGTAAGGCCAGTATCCGGTGATCCGAACGTGGAAATTACCGGAGCGGGTATTGGTGCTGTCATTCCGTTAAGTGCTGATGTTGCCGGTACTACTGAACCGTCAGACTGGAACAATGCGGAAACATACACTTCCTCAGCAGGAGATAAAGTTGCAGGTCAAACTCCGTCCTGGTATTACGTGGTTGTTATTGCTGGTCAGTCGAATGCATCGTCATTTGGTGAAGGTCTTCCTTTGCCTGATACCTATGATCGACCTGATCCACGTATTAAACAGCTGGCTCGCCGTAACACGGTTACACCTGGCGGGGTTGAATGCGCCTACAACGATATAATTCCGGCAGATCACTGTCTTCATGATGTGCTGGATATGAGTAACCATAATCATCCAAAAGCAGATCTTTCAAAAGGTCAGTATGGTTGTGTCGGCCAGGGTTTGCATATTGCAAAAAAACTCCTGCCCTTTATCCCGGAAGAGGCTGGTATCCTTCTGGTTCCCTGTGCCAGAGGAGGCTCTGCATTTACCGATGGTGCTGATGGTGAATTTACTGAAGCTTCCGGAGCAACATCTGCATCATCGCGCTGGGGAGTCAATAAACCTTTGTTCAGCGATCTTGTTAACCGAACAAAAGCGGCTCTCAGCAGTAACCCCAGAAATATTCTCCTGTCCGTTGTCTGGATGCAGGGCGAGAATGATCTGAAAACAGGAAAACATGCTGAACATTCCGGTCTGTTTGTGACGATGGTCGAAACATTCAGGCGTGAACTTTCGGCTTTTTCTGCGCAATCTCCAGCCGGAGATATGGCTTCTGTACCGTGGATCTGTGGTGATACGACGTATTACTGGAAAAATACATATCCAGAACAATACAAAGCTGTTTATGGCAAATATGCTAATGAAGCAAAGAACATTCACTTTGTTCCATTTGTTGTGGATGAAAATGGAAAAAATGTACCGACAAATAATCCAGATGAAGACCCGGATATTCCAGGTATTGGCTATTATGGTGCCATAAGTCGCGATTCGACTAACTGGACATCAAACGACAGGGCAAGCCATTTCAGTTCATGGGCGCGCCGTGGAATTATTTCAGACCGTCTGGCAACAGCGATTCTGACATTGTCAGGACAAAAATCTGCTTTCTTCCGCGGTGTAACGGCAACAGAACATTCTGATACCGGTAAGAGTGAGCCTGAACCCACCGGGGATGTGAAGGACGTGAGCGATCAGATGAAGATCATCGTTTCGTATACTGCAAACGCCCCGACAGAACCAATGAAAGATCAGGGGTGGAATGCGGCTTCCGGAAAAGCAACCTTTGTCACGGATGCTGCTGCAACAGGTGGTAACAAAGCGTTAAGGGTGAATAAAGCGCCTAACAGCATGGCCTCATGGAAAATGTATCATCCGATCACAGCTGATAATGCCAGGGATTTGTTCGCCAGAGGTGGTGATATTTCCCTCCGTTTCAAAATTCCATCGGATGCGGGCATTGCGGAAAACCGGTATGGTGTTGGTATTTACTGGGCTGTAAGTAACTGGCCTGACGGTGACGGAAAAAATAACCTCATCGCATCATGTTTCCTGCAAACGGATTCAGCTAACCTGAATGTGATGTATCACAAAGGGAGCGGAAGTCAACAGATAGGATCGTATGGTGTCTTTGATCATGAATGGCATACGCTCTCGTTACGGTTTGCAGGTGGTAATAGCATGAGTGTTACCCCAGTTCTGGACGGGAAAGATGGTGAACCATTTGAACTTGTGAAGTGGGTGAATGCCGGGTTCACGGTGGATCAACTGACACTGACCGATATTACCGGCAATGCAGCCACTTACCCGATGTTGTTTGACACAATTAAAGTGCAGGTTAACGATGCGGTCTCTTCGTCTAATGTGAATAAATGACGGGTAATTCATTTTATTTAAAATGGTGAGTGATTATGCCAATACTACATACATTTATGCTTTATTTTTGCACGTGTGTGTGTCTGCTTTATCTCCTCAGCGGAGGTTACAAAATTATCCGAAATTATTTTCGAAATAAAATTGATGCAGCCGCAGAGGAAAAGATAAAAAGCGGTGCTGTAATGCCGCAGCCGAAAGACTCCGGTCAGATTTAATTTTTTGTGAACCAGAAAAGGAAAGGAGAATATTCATGCCAGAGATTAAAGGCACGGTTACTGAAGAGCTTGTCAAACAGGCACTTTATTCTGAAGAAGTGAACCGCGTGCTGAAGGCGCAGGTTCGCAAGGATTTTGAGGCACAAATCGACGCATATGTTGATGAAGTGCTGGCCCGAATGGTTGGCCATTCTCCGGCTGAAAACAGCACGGAGAATGAGCCTCAGCCCGTAGAGCAACCAGAGCCGGTTCAGCCCGGAACTGACAGTGCCATGATGTAACAATACAAACCGACAGCTTCTCCTGTCGGTTTGATTTTCATGGGCGATGTATATACCAGTCAGAGGAAATAATCATGGACAAGAACAAAAAGCAGCCCGATACCAAAGGTCTGGAAATATTAAGCGCAGAAATTATCAATGCGCTACGTTCAGGACTTGATGAAAATACATTACAGGATCGAAACTTCACCACTGCAATGTGGATAGCGATGCAGATCCTGTGTACCCCAAGATGCGCTATTTTTGCGGTTCGTGAGGGTCAGTTGACTCGCTGATTGCCCGAATTACATCAGAAAAGCACGCGTTCCATAATTGCATAGCTGATGAATCACCAGCTGTATGAAAAGAGGTAAAGACACAACTGGTGGATGTCATTGCTGCAATTGTGATATCAGCTGCAATTCGCGCAGCCTGTAACTTTTGGTCGGTGGTCAGTTTATCCATTTTCTCCTGCCTGAACAGATGCATCTCTGCTTTACAGGAGGCCGGGGAATATCATAGGATACACCACGAGCTCAGAGTGAAGCATTGATGCAGTTTTTTACAGATTGACCCAGNNCCCAGCATAGTTCCAGCTATGCTGGGTTTCCCTTTTATGTAGTATCCTGTTGATTTGAAACATACTACATATACGCGCGATCCTACCTTCACTGGATAAAAAGGCAATAAAATGATCATTTTATGATCGTTTTCACCACCTAACTCTTCGTTTTCTTTAAGTAAATAATCACCGCCCTGAATCATTGTTGATGACTTTTCAATCTATTTGTTGTATCAATTAAACAAATCGAATCGATCGTTTTTGTCGATCGATTGCATGAGAAAGGCATCAACAACAAAGCAGGAGGTTATGCGGCCATGTATCGAAACATACGGTGCCGACACTGCAATAAGCTACTGGCACGGGCCAGTTTCAGTTATCTGGAAGTAAAATGTCCGCGCTGTAAAACCCTCAATCAAATCACATCTCCGAGCGCCACAGAGCACCCCACATACACAAGGAAATCCTGTCGTGGGGAACAGAAAGCAAGTCACATCCCGTATCATCAGCACGCCTGAACTTATTCGCTATAACGACAATATCGTTGGTTATGGCTCCCGTGAGTTGCGGGTTGAGACAATAAGTTGCTGGCTGGCCAGACTGGTCATCGTCAATAAACATTACAGCCACCGTTTCGTAAATAACTCCTACCTTCATCTGGGCATATTTTCAGAACGGGAACTTGTTGGCGTAATGCAATGGGGTTACGCCCTTAACCCAAACAGTGGTGCACGCGTCGTAACGGGTACGCAGAACCGAGAATATATGGAGCTTAACCGGCTATGGCTGCATGACTGTATGCCGAGAAACTCCGAATCAAGGGCAATCAGTTACGCGCTCAAGCTAATCAGGCAGCTTTATCCGCAGGTACAGTGGGTTCAGTCGTTTGCAGATGAGCGTTGTGGCTGTCTTGGTGTCGTGTATCAGGCAAGCAATTTTGATTATGTAGGCAGCCATGAAACAATATTCTATGAACTTGATGGCGAGTGGTATCACGAGATTTGCAGGAATGCCATTAAACGAGGCGGACAACGAGGTGAACATCTGAGGGCTAATATCGACAGAGCCAGTGTGCATAAGTTCCGACAGTTTCGTTACATCCGGTTTCTGAACAAGAGGGCCAGAAAACGCCTCAACACAAAGCTATTCAAAGTCCAGCCTTACCCAAAACCACAAACAGTTAAAACTGGTTTGAAAGAGAGTGAATGAGCGCTTAAAAACTCATTCTAAAACTCAAAAGAAAAGCGCCGATTTAGTATCAAATAAGTTGCGTATCGGCGTTTTTCATCGGAATCAAATGAAATGCAAATCGGTATCAAAAAAATCGCCGCGCTATATGATGCTTTGTTCCGTAGGGCAACATTACCCCGGTTTTGAAACGGATATTCACGG